TTTCAACGGTCAAATTTTAGATGTGAATTCACTCGAAGAGTACGCCAAGATGCACCTAGGTGATGTACCGGTCGCCAAGATGCACACGGACTCCTTCGACATCGTCATCGGCCACTCAGCAAGTGGAGGATTCCAGCAGGTCAGCTTCGTCAACGGCATCTGTACGACCAAGGGTGGCAGCCACGTCGACAAGGTTGTCAAGGCGGTCAATGATGAGATTGTCAAGGACAAGCGTTTCGCGACGCTCAAGCCGGCCCAGATCAAGGCGTCCCTCTTCGTGTTCGTACGAGCCGTGGTCGTCAATCCGACATTCTCGAGCCAGACCAAGGCCGAGTGTACTTCAAAGATTGTGGAGACCATTGATTTGAAACCAAAATTCATCAAGGACGTCCTGGCATCCGGAGTCCTCGATGACCTGGTCTCGAAGGGGCTCTCCCTGGTCGAGAAGGAGCTCAAGAAGACAGATGGGTCCAAAAAGTCGCGCATTACGGGCATTCCGAAGCTGGACGACGCCAACTGGGCCGGTACTCATCGCTCGCACGAGTGCACGCTTATTATCACTGAGGGTGACTCGGCGAAAGCACTTGCCATTGCCGGTCTGAGCGTTGTAGGCCGCAATGCCTTCGGCGTGTTTCCACTCCGGGGCAAGCCGCGCAATGTGCGGGATGCGTCTGTAAAGCAGGTGACCGATAATGAGGAATTTTCCAGCCTCAAGAAGATCCTCGGGCTCCAGCATGGTAAGGTCTACAATTCACTGAGAGAATTGCGCTACGGCCGTCTCATGATCATGACGGACGCCGATCTGGACGGCAGCCACATCAAGGGCCTGGTCCTCAACATGTTCCACGTGTACTGGCCTCAGCTCATCGGGTTGGGATTCGTCGTCAGCATGGTGACGCCGGTCATCAAGGCTGGCAAGGTGTGGTTCTTCACGGAGGAGGAGTTCAGGGCGGCGGCGCCCTCGGGTGCCGTGAAGTACTACAAGGGTCTCGGGACTTCGACATCGGCCGAAGCTCGCGAGTACTTCAAGCAAATCGAGCGGCTCACGGTCGCCTTCGGGGCCGATCCGAAAATGAACGAGTCGATGACTCTGGCATTTTCCAAATCACAGGCGGACGATCGCAAGGAGTGGCTCACGGCGCACATGGCCGCGCCTCCCAAGGGCATCCCGTACGGCCACGTCAAGGCTCTACCCGTGACCGACTTCATCCACCGAGACCTGGCGAACTTCAGCGCCGAGGACATCAAGCGGTCGATTCCGCACGTCGCGGACGGCCTCAAGCCTAGCCAACGCAAGGTGATCTACGCGTGCCTCAAGAAGAACCTGACGACGGACATGAAGGTCGCGCAGCTCTGCGGCTACGTCGCGGAGCAGACGGCCTACCACCACGGCGAGGCGAGCCTTCAGGGCACCATCGTGAACTTGGCTCAGAATTTCGTCGGCGCGAACAATCTGAACCTTCTCGAGCCTTCGGGGCAGTTTGGCACGCGTCTGGCTGGTGGCAAGGATGCGGCGAGCGCCCGTTACATCTTCACGAGGCTGGCGCCACAGACGCGTAAGATCTTCGACCCGGCCGACAACGCCGTCCTCAAGCACGTCCTCGATGACGGACAGCAGGTCGAGCCCGAGTTTTACTCGCCGGTCGTGCCGATGATTCTGGTGAACGGCGCTGAGGGCATCGGTACCGGCTTCAGTTGTTACGTTCCACCGTACGACATCGAGATCGTCAAGCACAACATCATGTGCGGTCTGGGCCAGGTGGCGATGGTCCCGATGGTCCCGCACTTCAAGGGCTTCAAGGGCAAGGTGACAAAGACCAAGGACCACACGTGGGTCCTCGAGGGCTTGATCGTGAAAGAAGGGACTCAGCTCCACGTGACCGAACTTCCACCGGGCCGGTGGATCCAGGACTTCAAGGAGCACCTGGACGACTTGGTCGAAAAGGGCACGATCCAGAAGTTCGAGAATCATTCGACCGAAACGACTCCCGACTTTCGCATCTGGGGCTTTTGCGGCGACGACCCGGTCAAGGAGCTGGGTATGACGAAGACGGTCCACACCTCGAACATGTACCTCATCGGACCGAATGGCGCCGTCAAGAAGTACGCAAGCCCCGAGGAGATCCTGGTCGACTACATGGAAGTCCGCCTAGGGGTCTACAAGAAGCGCAAGGCTTGGCTTCTCAAAGAATTTGAGACTGAAATTCACTGGCTGACTGAGAAGGCTAGGTTCATCCGGGACGTCGCCATCACCCCCAGGATGCAGGTGTTCAACGTGCCTTTGGCCCAGATTCATACGCAACTCAAACGCGAGAAGTACACTGAGGACTTGTGGCCCAGGCTGCTCGACATCAAGACGTACCAGTACACCAAGGAGGAGGTGGACAAGCTGATGGCCCTCATCGCAAAGCGCACTGGCGACCGTGACGCACTGAAGGCCCTGAGCGTGGTACAACTGTGGAAGAATAATCTGAGTGATTTGTAGTGAGCTATGGCCAATATACTAAGGCTTGAGCGACGGGCCCAAGCGCCCATAATCGATTTTACGAACCTTGAACTCGGGCGGGTCAAGACGCTCGAAGAACAGGTTCTTAGTTTTGGTCTCAAAATTGGAGATTTTTTCAGAAATCCTAAAAAAGCCGTCAAGGCTGTGACTGTGGCTGCGACCGAGGCCGCGACCGCGACCATCCCTAAGCCGCCACCACCACCCGTGCCTACGAATATGCTTCAGGTCCTGCCCTTGACCCCCGTAGGCGTCAGTGGATTCTATAAAGTGACTGGTCCGACCGAGGCTACATTTTACTCGGTGACAGATTGGCCCATGGCACCAATAGGCGCCGGGTGGGGTGTGGATTCACTGAATGGCCTCCGCGGCCAAATTTTCGTGACGTCTGTCAAAAATGAAAAGGGCAAGGCTGAGGAAGAGTACTCGTGGTCTTTCATCTTTCAGTGCGACATGGACCAGTCCGTCACCGAGGACGTAACCTTTGTGACGACCGCATCCCTTTATCCACCGGGCCGCATGGCTATTAAGCGCTCAGGAGGCATTTACGGATACTACGAGGTCCTGAAGCAGGTTCCCAAGTTTTACTTTTCGACGCCGCCGCCTGCCGGGACGAAGGCTGGCTGGATTATCGAGGGGCTTCCGACGCTCTCGGGGCCGCAGAAAGTCCTGGAGTTCAATCAGAATGTCCCGGAACTCCACATTAATAAAGAGGCGAGCCAATTTTTTACAGTACAGGTAACGACCGCGGTGCTCCAGGCGGTAGATGGCTCCATTCCAGAGAATGCCGCGGCGATCAACGTCAAGGGCTTCCCGGCCATCATTCACGAACCGGATGCCAAAATCGAGTACACACCGGGCCGCTTTTTGATGCGTCCCAAGAACCAAGAGTCGATCCAGGCCCCCGCGAATATCCAGATTGGCAATCCTACGCCGCTCAGGGATCTGAACGACGTCGGGCTCTTTCCAGAGCCGCCGTCCCAGTTTCCGGAGGTTAAGAATCGCGGATTCAGTCAAGGCTCGGTCCTGGCGCTTTCGGCTATAGGACCGCAGGACGAATACCTTCTGACGGACGATGCGAGTAAATCGCAGTGGAATCCTGCATTCAAGCAGCACTCCAACTTCGTCATGTTTCAGCGCGTCATTCCACTCGGCCCACCCCATCCGTACTACCAGAATCAAGTGGTCCAGGTCGAGCTCAAGCCGACCGAGATGGGTCATCTCCTTTCGAACATGTACCTCAAGGTGACTCTCCCGGCCCTCCCGACGGGCAACATTTACTCACCCGAAGGTGGCCGGGCCTTTATTAAGCAGGTTGATCTGCTCGTCAATGAATCAACAATCGAGACGCTGTATGACGACTGGTACATAATTCGGGATCAAATTTTGCTCGACGCCGACGAGCAAAAGGCTATGCAGGTCGCACTCGCATCGAACGCGGCCGTCGGTGGAGACGTCGTGATCCCACTCGAGTTCTTTTTCTGTCGCCGGCACTCCAATGCGAACAAAGCGCGCGAACGCCTACGCCGACCATACTTTCCGCTGTGTGCCATGTGGAACCAGAAGTTGTACGTGCGTTTTACGTTCCACCCGTGCACGTGGTGGTCGAACGCCGCGTCCATCGTCGACTTTATCAATCCAAAGCTCATCACAGAGGAGATCCTTTTAGGGAATGAAGAAAAGCTGTACTATCAGAATACACCGCTCAAGTACGTAGTGAACCGCGTCCAGAAGGAGGCTGGTCTGACGTTCACGCAGAACAATCCATCCCTTCAGCTCACGGCCAACTATCCCATACAGACGATGGCGTGGTTCTTTCGAAATAAAGCGTATGAGGACCCGACGAACGCGAGGTACGCCGATTCGCGTTATAGCTATGGCTACACGACCAACTACATTTCGTCCGGCATCAACCTGACATTCCCGTCAGGCACGACGCGCTTCGTCGACGTGATTAACACCGCCAAAATTACTTTAAATAACGTCGATATTCTGAGTACGTTCCAGGGGTCGCTGTACTATTCGTTCAAGCAACCTATGGAACATGGACTGAGTATTCCTTCAAAAAATATTTATACGTATTCGTTCGGCCTAAACCCTAAGGAATACAATCAGGGTGGCTATCTCAATTTCGCAAAGCTTAATTCACAGACCACGACGCTCGCTTTGACATTCAATCCTAGCTACGCATCCCAGATCACGAATGGATACAATCTGTATATGTTTTACTATGGATACACCCTTCTTCAATTTCAGGGAGGATTTGCTTCACTGCCTTACATTTAAGCTCCTCTTGGAGATACTCGATGATGCCGTTCGTGATGCACCAGCGAATGAAGTTGAGCTGGGCGACCGTCGTCACGAGACCCTGAAACACGATACGGGCCGTCCGACAGAAGGGGTCGAAGAGCTTCTTGGAGTACCCGTCCAGGCTAGACTTGTACGCGACGTGGACGGTGAAGATCTTGCCGTTCGGGGCCGTATAAGACACGTGTTGATTCTTCGAGTAGTTGGTGACGAACCACTCGAGCTTGCGAAGAGAAGGGGTCTGGGGCTTGGCGGCCCGACCCAAAATGGAGTGCAGCTTCTCGCGATTCTCCGGGACTTCAAAGAACCGGATCAGACTCGCGAGAAGAAGTTCAGACTTATTCATTAATTTTAGAAAGACCGAATTCTCTAAGTTTCCCATGGAGGTTTGAGATCGGCCTGCTCCTCGATCGGGGCTTGATCGGCGTGTTTGGTGCAGAAACCGCTCAAAGCTTTGCGCTTGCACGGCTTGCCGGTGGTCGTGCAACCCTTGCACGTCGGCCCGGGTGTGTGGAACTTGCAGAACCCGCTCTCGCCCGGTATCTTGAGACATCGCGCGCCGGTAGCGAGAACGCCCCGACACCCTGTCATGTCCAGACTCGCCGTATCCTTCACGAGCCGCTCCATCGGGATGTCGTACAGTCCCGAAATCCGCTCGAGCGACGCGCCCACCTGTATTTGGACGCGCCGGCGTACCTCTTCCTGGATCAAGGCCAAGATCTGCTGTTCCATGACATTATTACTAGGCGCCCTTTTAAGACGGTGCGCACTTCTTGGCGAACATCGACAGGAACGCCTTGCGCGCCTCGACCTCCGTCGAGCTCTCGGTTTTGACCATGAACTTTTTGTCAAAGATGACGTCGGCGCTGACGAGCGGTTCGAGGAGGTCCTGAACCGGCTTTTTGAACTGGTTCGTGAAATAGTAGTGGTAATCGATCGGCAAGTTCTTTTCACTCACCCATGTGGGATCCTCTGCCTTTTCGTACATCTTACCAGGCCCGCGGACAATCACGAACGGGACGCGATCACCCTGTTGCGGCTCGGAGCCCGGCGCGCGCGCTCGGATCTTGTCGCGGACAGCCACGTGCGCCATCGGCACCTTGTACGCCGACGCGAGCTGCTTGCTCATCAAGAGCTTTTCCATAGGCACCTGGCCTTGCATGAGCGTCCGGGCGGCCTCACGTGCCGCGTCAATGACCGGTCGAGGATCGCTCGACTCGAGGACCTGGCCCAGAAGCCCTTTGAGCGTCTCGCGCACGAACGGACAACTGTCACGACGGACCACCTGCAGACCCTTGACGTCGATCTTCTTGAAGACGACCGCGTCACCCTTCTTTTCGTACATCTTCGCGGCGTAACGCTTCTTCGAGTACAGAAAGTACGGGCAGTAGACCTTCTCGAGCTCTAGGTCGTTCGGCGCCTTGAAGAGCTTCGTGCACTGCTCGGCGGCCTGTTCGCCGAGCTGCCACGAGTAGTCGATCGCCTCTTGACCTTTGCGACCCTGAACGTCAAACTCGACCATGACCGAGTCAGTGTCGCCGTACCGCACGTGTGCGCCTGGGAAGTTCGCCTCGACGTAGTTCTTGGTCTCCTCGATCATCTGGCGTCCGCGCATAGTAACCGTGGATGCGATGGCGACGCACGGAAGCATGCCCTTAGAAGCACCAGTAAATCCATATATACTATTCATGGATATCTTATATGCGAGCTGTTGGCCGTTATAGATTGCCTCCATGGGCGTCCCTTCTGTCTGGGCCATCAGTTTCTTGGCCTTCTTGCGGAACGCCTTGAGGTCCGTGAGAATCGTAGGGAGTAGAGAAACTACGTTCTGGGCGAACCGATGCGAGCCGTACTGCTCGTACTCGACGCCGGGCAAGTTGTCGTACTTGGGATCCATCACCAGGGTCGAGAAACACAGATTGTGCGCGCACATGATCGACGGGTACAGAGACGCAAAGTCGAGCGCGGTGATCGGTCCGTAATACGCACCCGTCTGCGCCTCAAGGACGGTCGCGCCTTGATATCCTTCATCAGGGCCACCTGTACCGGATGGCCCCCCTCGGAACGTCGGAATAATGAAATTGAGCTGGCGGGCCTTGTAGGCCATCTGCGAAAATACCTTGATTTGCTGGCCCCGCTCGCTCAGGAACGCCAAAGGGACCCAGCACGCCTTGGCCATCTCGATCTGGTTCTGGATCTGGCACAACTTCGCCATGAGCGCATGCGGCAGCTCCGTGTCCTTGATGCAGTACTCGGCAACCTCGCCGAGCCGGTCCGGGTTGCCCTCCTTGTACCGATTGAAGATCTCCTTGACCGGCATGTCGTTCTTCTGATCCTTCAGAAAGTGCTTCGAGACGTTGTTGAGGCTGTAGCTCTCAAGCTTGTGCTCTCGCTTGACGTCCTGGAAGAGGTCAAAAACGTACCGACCCTTCATGGGCGTCATCTTGAGCTCGTTGTTGCCTAGGGCACTCGAGCTCAGATTTTTGACGGTCACCTTTTCGATCGGCGAGTCCTTGACGCGACCCCATATGGTACTCGCGCCGGTCAGAGCCGCGCGAAAGTGCAGAAACTCCAGATCGAACCCGAAGATGTTCCAGCCTGTGATGATGTCCGGATCGATCCGAATCAGGTGCTGCTGAAAGGCCTCGAGGAGCGCCTTCTCCGTCTTGAAACACTCGACGTCCGGTCCGGCCGTCTCTTTCAGGCACAGGCACTTGCGATCGATCCAGCCCTCCTGTCCGAACGCCTTGGTCGTCATGCCGATCTGGAAAACGACGTCATGTGGGTTGCGTGGGTCAGGGAACGCGCCTGTGCTCGAGTAGCACTCAATATCGAACGACATGATACGGAGCGGCGCGAGATCATCGCGCGCGAGCGGCTTGACGAGCTTCCAGTTAGGCGCCCATAGATTGACGTCGCACGTCGACTCGAGATCCGGCTCACAAAGACCCGGGTCGATCCAGCCGGTCGAGGCGCACCCCGAGACGTGCATGAAGCGCAGAACCGGATCGATGTTCGCCTCGTAGACTTTGCACCCGGACATCTCCGGGTACCGGCCGTTCTCGATGCACCATACACAGTTCCGCATGCCCTTGTGGCTCTTGAACTCGATACGCAAGAACCGCGACAGAGCGCCGTTCTGGAATCCCCAGAGGTCCCGGCCGTGATTGACCTCGCACGAGACCAGATCCTTGTAAAAGGCCGCCTTGACGGCGTTCTTGAGATCTCGGTCAGTTTTCAAGTAAAAATAAGGATTGAATCGCGTCCCGAGTGATACGGAACGCCCATCCTCGGCTCGGCCGAAGATCCGTATCGTGTACAGACCTTCGGTGGAGTCTCCACCTTCCCAGGCGACAGCCTGGAACATCTTAGTAATTTAAGGCTTTTGTTTCTTAAGCCGGGCGAGCCATAGACCCATGAAAATACCGATGGTATTCCACACGATGTCGAGTGGGTTCATGTAGCCGACGCCCGACTCGAGGATCTCCCAGAAAACGCCTAGGGTCCAAAGAATGATTGCTTTATCGGGGAACAAGTACGCCCCGACTGTGTGATACATGACGTGCGAAATGTTCCAGAACGTCAAAATACGCGGACCGAATTGCTTACCCTCCTGTGAAATATTTTTTGAAAAGAATAGAATCGTTTTGTCCCGACCCTTGTATGGCATCGTGTCGATCTGCATGACGCGGCTCATCGTGTTGGCCAGTACGAAAACCCCAAAAACTCCTAATAATATGTATTGTGTGAAGTTGATCTTCATCCTAATTTAGTGTGAGAAAAGATCTCAGTCGCGTGCGACTGGTCTCACACCCCGGTCGAGCCAAATCCGGCCGCACCGCGATCGGTCACGAGCCCCGTGCACTCGCCCGGAATCTCGACCACCTCGGGCGTGACGCACTGCTCCAGGATCAGCTGGGCGATGCGGTAGCCCGGCCGAATCACGAACGGTTGATTGATGTCCGTGTTCTGGAGAACCACCTTGACCTCACCTGTATAGTCCGGATCGACCACACCCGCCAGTACGTCCAGTCCGTGCTTCACGGCCAGTCCAGAGCGAGGTGCAATACGGCCATAAGTTCCTGGCGGGAGCTGAACTGTAATTCCGGTCGAGACGACGACGCGGCGACCTGGTAGAACGACGTAATTGTCAATGCTGAATAGATCGTACCCAGCAGCTCCGGGAGTGCCTCGGGTCGGGAGAGTTGCAAGAGGATTAATCTTGATAACATTGAGCGCCATTGTAATTTGAAAACGTGCTTTGGCTTTAAAACGATAACCTTTCTTAATATAAATGGCCGTAAAGTCGCTCGTTCTCGACATCGATGGCGTCATCGTGCGCGACAAGCTCCTCATGAATCACGTCAATGAAAATTGCATCAAATACGTACGGTCCAAGATGCCCGAGTGCAAGGACCCACGGGCCGTCAACCGCGTCCTGTACATGACTTGCGGTCACACGGCTCGTGGCCTCCAAAACAATTTTGGTTTTGATACGAGCGATTTCAATGAAAAGGTTTATGATAAGAAACTCATCGAACACCTGTCCGAGGTCCTCTCTACTTTCGAATTTCAGGAGGAGGCGAAGTATATTCACGAGTGGACCAAGAGTGACTGGAAGGTGACGCTCTTCACAAACGCACCTGAAATATGGGCTGGAACGGTCGCGCGCGCAATCAGCGACAGGGTTTACATCCAGTGCGGACCTGAGAATGTCATGTCCGGGCCCTTGAAGCCCGAGGCGGCTGCGTACGCCAATTTTTCAAAGACGTATACGAACATTTTCGTCGACGATTCGATCAAGAACCTCGCGACGACGCGATGGATGCCTAACTGGCACCCGATTCACTTTAGTCAAGAGACGCCCGAACCGAGGGCGTGGTGTCCGGTGGTTGGCTCTCTCTGGGAGCTCGACCTCTTCATAAACTCAGCCAATCTCCAGATGGAGAACCACGAGACTTATATTCTCTAAAAGTAATAGATGTGGTGCTTCGGCCGTCAGGAGCCCTTGTACGTCATCTTACCCTACTTCAACTTTTGCGGTTTCAAGCGTCGTCGGGACCTCTTTGTGGCTTTCGTCCGGAGCATACAATTTATAAAAGGAATTCAAATCGTGGTCGTCGAAACTACCGGTCCAGTGCCCCTGCCGAGTCTGCCTGTGAGCCGGCACGTCAAGGTCAGTGTGGATAGCCCGGTATGGCTCAAGGAGAATCTGGTGAACATAGGGGTCAAGGAACTCCCGGCCGACTGGAAATACATGGCCTGGATCGATGCGGACATAGAGTTCCGTAATCAGAAGTGGGTCCAGGACACTGTGGACGAACTAAAGTTGTACGACATCGTCCAGATGTTCCAGACGTGTGTGAATCTCGGACCGAGCGGTGAAGCCCTGAAGATCGACAAGAGCTTCGGGTACATGCACCGGGACAGCGGCACCGCCTACACGAAGACGGACCGGTACGGCTTTTGGCACCCGGGGTACGCCTGGGCCTGCACGCGCAAAGCCTACAACCAAATGCACGGCTTGGTCGATTGGGCCATCCTCGGCTCGGGTGACCGACACATGGCCCTGGCGTGGATCGGCCGGGCACTCGACAGCGCTCCGGGTAATATCCATAAAAATTACAAGGCTATGCTCGAAGAGTATCAGATCGCGTGCCGAGGCCTCGAGGTTTCGTACATTGAGGGCACCATCTTGCACTTCTGGCACGGCCGTTTCGAGGACCGCCGGTACAAAGAGCGCTGGGAGATTCTGACCCGGAACAACTTCGACCCGTTAACCGACACTGGCATGACGGATGCGGGCCTCGTCCAACTCTCACCCGAGGGTCAGAGACTCGCCAAAGAACTCAAGGGGTACTTCGAAGGTCGCCGCGAGGACTCTTAAAAAATGTGTGATGTGTCCCGTAGAGAGCGTACCATCCATGTCAAAACCATCTAAAAACACCATGAACGCCATCCAGCGCGAGTATCTTCACAACGTCCGCCGGGCCCTCAAGGTGGCTGACGCGGTCAAGTTCAACAGGGTCGCATACGAACACCAGATCCGGAGCGCCCAGAGCTACTGGGCCCTGTTTCTCAAGTCCACGGCGAACGCCCGCTTTCAGGACAACGTGAACCGCATGAAGGACTTTTTGAATTCACGCGACATCCGCGGCGCGCTCATGCTCGTTTCGCCCTGAGATTTTGATCCGGGTCGAACTTGGTGGCGTACCACGCCCGCGGCGCCTTGCCCTTGGTGACGAGAACGTACTTGTACAGGCGCGCGACGGCCCACTGAGGCGCGGTCGCGCCCGGTCGAGACCCGCCCGTTTTCCACGCCTTGAGCCCTCTGTTGTAGACCGTATTGAGCGTCGAACGGCTAATCCCCGTCCGCCGAGCAATAGCCTCTTTGTTGAATTTTAATTCTGGATATGTTTTGTGAAATAAAAGAGTCCATTTTGACTTTTGGCGCGTCCCCCCCTTGTTCGATCGTCCCAGTTTCAGCTTGCTATAGGGCGTCCCGCGTCTCTTCACGAGCTCCAGCTCGCGCCTGAGCTTCATAGATTGACTCAGCCCGGAAAAGTAACGCTGCGGCCAGCTCCGGCGCAGCGTCACGTGGCGAGGATGCCGCTTCATTTATAAAGGCGTGAGAAAAAATGCAATATATGATATGGACGTCGAGTCCGTTCGAGTCCCAGGTGTACCCACTCGGCCCCAGCTTTGGTGGGTCCCCATCGTCAGCACGTCCATCGGTGCTTTCGCCCTGTGCTTCCAGGTGTTCGTCTTGTACCCGTGGCATCTCCAGCTGTCATCGGAGTTCGCTTCGTTGTCCCAAGCGTGTATGAAATAAAGCACCGTTCAGGCCATGCGCGTTTTAAGGTGATATGTCGAGGTCTCATATATTTTATCATCTGTAAATAATAAATGTACCGCAACCGAAACAATGAAAATCTCATGGAGGAACTTGAGGGTCGCCAGATGGCCGTCGCTACGATGAATATGCGGGCAACTAACAAGAATTTCTATAGGGCTCAGATTGCCGCCATCAAGCAGGAGATGGCCCGTCGTTGGCGAACGGCGGCAGTTGCCAGGAACGAGCCGCGGCGCCAGGCTCGGGCGGCCAAGGTTATTCAGAAGAAGTTCAAAAATATGTATTATGCCCCTAGCAATCGCAGGGGGACTCTTCGCGGCCGCGGCTACCGCAAGACTGTGGCCCGTCTGCAGGGCCGGGCCAACACCGAGAACCTGAACCGGAACGCACTTAGAATTGCGCGTCTCAACTATAACGCGCGTCACAATGAAGGTCAGGGCAGACTCGTTGAGGCGCGGAACATGGCGAACAACCTGAGAATGCAGTACGGGGAGAATGTGGCTAACAACGCTCTCAGACGTGCGCGTAACGCCGTCAGACGGCCAAACGCTTAAAGGACATGGACGCTTAATTTTCAACCAGAAATGGGTTGGGGAATTTCCATCGACCAAGACGAGAATGGCTTCGTGTACTGCCACGATGCCAACTTCGAGATGGGCCCCGATGATTACGAGGGCTACCCGCCCTGCAGCTATGAGATGATCTACGATGGTGTCAAGGCGCATCGCAGTGAGATTGACATGGCTCGTGACGAGATTGGCGTCGATGCGGCTCGTGAGCAAGCCTGGGAGGCGTTCGGATACGCCAAGAGACGCTGGGACCGCCTAGACGAAGCCGAGCAGTGGAAGATTCACGGGGAGTGGATGGCGCAGAAACGCGCTGAAATCAAGGAGTGTGTGGTAGACAAGGAGGCGCGCAAGGCAAAAAATAAGGAACTCAAGGCGTTCGATCACGGACCGGTCGTGAAGCTCGAGGACGAGATCAAGGCGCTCGAGGTGCAGCTGGCCCGGAAGCGTCTAGATCACGCCGAACTGCGCGCACCGCTTACGAAGCTCGAGGCCGAGTACGCCGAGATCACGCAACCGGATCGGGACAAGAAGGCGCTTCAGGAACTAGTCGACATCGAAAAGGACTGGGCCCGTGGGTTTTAATAAGTAGAACTTAAAAAATAAAGATAGAATTTAGACTATGGCGACATGGGAACAATTGTCTCAATTTCACGGACAATTTAACGCGACCCATAATTTATTCGAACGACTCCCGGAAGTGAAAGCGGCCTATGCCGCCAACGGGCGCCTAGATGACATACTTCAAGGACGGGACATTGTAATCACGGACAATAAGTTCCCGTGGCACCTGGCCCCAGGGCTTTCCCAAAGAATTATATGGTCCGAAAAACCCCTCACCGCCGATGCGATTGATAGCCTCGTCCCCGAAGGTGCAATTTGGTTCAAGAATTCACCCGAGTGTCAGTCACGGCCAGATATTTGGCATTGTCATGTGTTTATTAAACGGCAAAAATCTTCTTGAGTGCGTGAATAGTGATCTTGGTCCGCGTCACGTTCGGCACCTGCGTCTCGAGCCTGGGGTCGTTGAGAATCTCCGCGCACACCTTGGCCTTTCCCTCTTGGAGGTGCATGATGGACTGCTCGACCGAGGGCAGAGGCTCGACGCCGTCCTCACCCGCGTAGATCAGACGCCGCACGACCACCTTCTGCGTCTGACCTGTGCGATGGGCGCGTCCGATGGCCTGCAGCTCAGTCGCCGGGTTCCACGCCGGACACGTGATGTAGACGCGCGTTGCCTCCTGCAGGTTGAGGCCGACGCCGCCAGCCTTGATCTGGATCAGGAAGACCGAATTGGGCGGTCCAGCCTTGAACTGGGCGATCTGGGCGTCGCGCGCCTCCTTGGGGACAGAGCCGTCGATGCGGAAGATGGGGTGGCGGCTCTCCGTCAGCAGCTCCTGAATCCGGTCCATTTCCCCCATGAATTGCGTGAAGACCAGCGCCTTCTCCTTGGGGTGCAAGCGGATCTGCTCCATGAGCGTCTCCATCTTGCGCGAGCGACCGAGCCACGGCTCCGGGTCCGACTCCTCCTTGAGCGCGATGCCGTCCAGGTACAGCTGAGGCCACGTCATAACCTGCCGAACGCGCAGGAGGCACTCGAGCAGCTCCATCTGGTGCAAATTCTGCGTCCCCGTTTTGAACACGTGCTTGACAATCTCCTGGCCCTTGTTGAAGACTTCGCGGTACAGTTCGCGCTCCTCGGGGTGCATCACCATCTCGATATTCTGGAAATCGCACGGCGGCAGCTCGAGGCGCTTGTTGTGTTGGGCCACGTCCATCTTGGTCCGGCGCAGGACGTACTTGGACCGTACGATATCCGTGTACCCCTGGACCACCTCCTTTGGGATGCCGATCCAGCCGCACAGCGCCACGAAATCCTTCACGGAATTGAAGACGGGCGTTCCGGTCACGATCCAGCGAATGGGCGCCTGGAGGGCCGCGGCCGCGATATGGACCTTGCTCTTGCGATTGCGGATCTCGTGGCCCTCGTCCAAGATGACGCGGTCCCACTGGACCGAGAGCAAAGGGCACACAGGCGCCCCGGGGCGCTGAGCCAGAATAGAGTAGGGCGCCACGACCACGGCAGGCAGCTTGGCCGGCAGAGCCCGCTTGGCCCCGTCGAACGAGCAGGTCGTGAGGCTCGGTGCGAACCGCGCCATCTCGTCGCACCACTGACCGACGATCGACTTGGGGACGATCACGAGCGTCCGCGGCTTGGGATTGACGAGCATGGTCGCGATGAGCTGGACCGTCTTACCGAGACCCATCTCGTCGCAGAGGAACCCACCAGGCTTGGTCCGGTCGAGTTCGCGGTCGACGAGCCACCGCAGGCCCTCATGTTGGTAAGGAGAGATGAGGCGAGTCTTCAGCATTTTGAGAGATCGGGTCGTTTGCATATGAAACGGGTGTCGTAGCCCAAACCATGACCCGGACAGGACATGTTTTTTCTCTTGACCTCTAGTAGTACAATGAGCGACCCGGGCTTAGTCACGGCCCTAACAGCCATAATAAAGGGCGCGGTAGAACCTGCCGCGGCCGAGCCGATCCTAGCTGCGGCTCCAACCCCTGCCCTCGCACAGGCGGCCCGGAAAACAAACGCCGCAGGAGAAATTCAAAATATCCTGACGAGTATTCTTTCCCAGGGAAATCAATCCAACAACAACGTGGCAGTGGCTCTCAGGCAGCTTCCCGGACCGCCCGCGACCGTAAACAGTGGTGCGGCGCGTCCACAGAACGCGATCGGAAACGCATACTATGCCGGTCAGCGCCGCGGATACGTGTTTGGGTCACGGAACGCGCCCAAGTTCCGGCGCGCCGGCCAAAACACCAACAACAGTTCGTACAAGGGATGGGTTCTGCGCCCCGTCGAGGGCCCTCTGCGTAACGGAAACGTCCCTCGTTTCGAATTCGTGCAGAAAAACTATTCAGGTTTCGGAGGTGGCAATTTCAAGGAGGCGATCAGTCAGAATGCGCCACCTGAAGTCGCCGCCGGTCTCCTCGCCATCATAACCGGTGCCGTGAAGCCTCAGGAAGCCGCGCGCCTTATCAACTCGACGTCGCAGGCGCAGATGCCGAAGCGAGTCGCCAATATCGGTCGCGAATTGACGAACGTCGTCGTAGGGGCCGTCGGTGCTCGCCAGGCCATCGGGGGCCTTCCGTCGGCTCAGAGGCAGCAGTTCATGGCCCTACCGCCTCCGCAGCAGCAGGCTGTTCTCACACAGCCCATGAAATTCCCGACATTCACGTTCCCGTCCTGGTTCCGGCGCGGTGGAGCGCCCCCTGCAGCGGCGGCCGCGGCTACTCAACCCACCAAGGCCCCCTTTGGGCGATTCATGAATATCATGCGCCGCCCGGCAAACCAGGGACGCCGGCAGGCTCAGGCTCAGGGGCCTGAAAAGCCTTCGCTTTTGAATAGAGTTATGGGTCGGAAACCCAAGTCTGTTAACCAGCGCCAGGCTCAGACGCAGGCTCAGAAGCAGGCTCAGAAGCAGGCTCAGACTCTGCGGCCTGGAACGCCATCGCTTTCGAATAGAGTTCTGGGCCGGAAACCTATGCCGGCGAGCCAGCGCCAGGCGAACCAGGGCCAGACGAGCCAGCGCCAGGCGAACCAGGGCCCCGGGAAGCCTTCATTCTGGAACCGGTTCAAGGGTCTTTGGCCCCCGGCGAAGAAGGTCGCCGAGACGACGGCCGATATCGAGTCGGCCGGATCGACAAAGGCGCGGCTCGAGAAGCTCGAGAACGAATTGAAGAATCTCAAATCGTCCGTGACGAACGCACGCCGACTCACTCTCGTCAAACAAATCATCACTCACCATTACCCGCCATCAGTCCTGAATGGAACCAAGCCGCTCCCGCAGGGGACAGCGGCCACCGTCGAGAAAGAGCTTCAACAAGCGCTCGGCCCCGGAAACTATTCGAATAAGAATATCAAGAACATGTTCGCCAAGCGCGGCCAGAAGAACGGCCCTTCGAATTTGGCCCTGTCTGAAAAACTTGATCGGGAAATCGCCGCCCTGGGAGGTATGACGAACACGCAACGCGCGCGGCGCATGGGTGAGCTTCTCCGTATGGTTCCCACCGGCTTCAAGGGTCGTGCCAAACTCACGACTGTGGTCCTCGAGGAGATTCGGCGGATCGGTCGTAATTCGAGCCCGAACATGGCGAAGCGCCGTCTGGCCGATCTCAAGTCGGACCTGAAGCTGGGCTACGACAACAAGAACCTGCTTGCGGCCCTCACCGTCGAGAACAAGCGGGCCGCGAACAACATTCGGCAGAACGAAGGTGTGGGCCGCCGCCGCGGCGAGTCGGAGCCGGAATACCGTCGGCGACTCACCAACACCAAGCGTCGTTCATACGAGACGAACTACACCTATGATCGCCGGATCAAACACTCACCCCGCGAGTATGGAGAGTCCAACTACAATTACGAGCGCCGCCTGGAGACGTACAGCCGGCGCCGCAACGAGACGAACAGTAATTATGGGATGCGCGTCGCGGCGCATAATCGTCGCCGTCAGATGGAGCGCGAGGAGATTATGCGCCGGCGCCGTCTGCGTGGTGGCACCGGTACGACTCCTTCACCCCCGTTCCCCATTGCGAACGGCATGAACAACGGGATGCCCCCGCTGCCCACCAATCAGAACAACGCAATTCAACGCGCCGGTGGAGTCAACGCCGCCATGAATGCTGTCGCGGCAGTCCCGGGTGGAGCGCCCGAGATTGCAAAGGCGGCCGAGATTCTGAACGAAACGGCCGGCAATGTCGCACAGGCCGTCAACATCAAGGGTGCGAGCCCCGTGGCGGTCCAGGCTGTCCGTCGGTTGGGTGGCCCCACCAATGCCGTCAACGCGCTCGAGGGCCTGAATACCCTCTCCCAGACCAGAGCGACTCGCAAGCGCAAGGCGGCGACGCGGAAGCGCGGCCCGGGGCGGAGCGCCAAGCCCACGGGGCCGCGCGTGGCCGAACTCCAGCGCGTCATCAAGTCGGTGAAGAAGCGCAAGCTGATTTCTCTGGTCGCCCACAATATCACCAAGACGAACAACATTCACGAGAACGAGAACCGCCTCAAGAAGTACTACCAGAAGGTCGTCAAGGCGGCCATTCTGCGGACGCCTCTCGCGAACATCGTGAAAAAATCAAAGGCGAACGTCCGGGCAAAAAAATAGGTCCTGTCCGGGCCATAGCTCCTTAAGACCAAATAAGAAGCAACCTAAACATGGACTCGTTCCCGTACATCCAGAAACTTCACGCTATCCGGCAAGAACTCACCCGGGACCCGACGCGGCCGGAGCCTTCGTGGGTCCGGATCACGACAATCACCATGATCTCTAAATTTCTTCAAGATATTGACCTTCCCAAGTTTCGAGAGAATTTCACCAAACTTGGCAGCGTCATCGTCCGGAACAAGGGGTCTCGCTTCCGCGGCTTCGAGTGGAAGATGAAGGAGACGGCTTTTTATAACCAGGTCACAATCGGCTACGAGGACCAGTACTCGCGCAAGAGCATCAAGATTTTCCCGAACGGGTCGATCCAGGTGGCAGGGTGCTCGGACCTGTTCGACTGCCGCCGCATTCTCCGCCAACTGTCCTTTATTTTGAAAGTTGTTCTCGGTCGGGAAGATGACGTACCGGTCGACGCCGTCGCGGTCAAGATGATCAACACAAACTTTTCACTTAATTCTTCAGTGAATTTACACAAGATCATCCAGCAGTTCTCCAACGGGCCGGGGTTCAAGGTGACGTTCGACCCGGACCGGTACAGCGCCGTCAAGGTCAAGTTTGTTCCGGGCGAAGGTATGAAGCAGGTGACGGCCAGCATCTTTAGCACAGGCAAGATCATCGTGACGGGCGCCCAGACGCTCGACGAGATTGCCGAGGCGTACGCAGCGATCAACCGGACGATCACACCGGCGATGATGGTGAAGCCGGTCGCCGTGCCGGAGTCGTTTGACACGATCATGGGGGCCAAGTTTGTGGAGTGGGTCGCGGTCCTCCAGCGGAACCAAATAAAAATGTAATGAAATGTTAAATGTCGACCCGCATGGGCATGGCCAATGGCCGGTGCATCACGTCCTTTGACTCGAACCGCATTATGACCGACGTCGTCATGCAGCAGAACAAGATTGCGTACCAGGATAACTACAAGTTCCGCATGCTGCTGCAGGCCCAGGGGCCCTCGGCGTTCAGCCTACCTCTGAAGAACAGCGCGTGCCGCACTTCGGGTGTGAAGGTCCTGGTCGAGGACGAATAAAATATTTCCTAAAATAAATGGAGATCGCTACTGAATACAAAATCATCATAGTGCTTCTACTTTTCATCATCATCTGGATGTCTCTGTCATTCAAGAACGTACTGTGCGAGGGGCGCGCCGGGTTCGGTCTCTGCTACAAGAAGGCTGCCCCGGCGTGCCCGGCGTGCCCGGCGTGCCAGGCGTGCCAGACGGGCCAGACGGGCCAGATGGGCCAGATGGGCCAGATGGGCCAGACGGCGGTAGGTACTGAGAAGATTGGCAGCAAGTCCCCAGCCCCTTTCCTAGCCTAAAGAAAAGGGACGCTTTAATTTTATATGAAAATTGTAATTGACGGGAACATAGGTTCGGGAAAGACGACCCAGTTAGGTCTGCTCGAGCAAAAGGGATGGCAAGTCCGTCGAGAACCCATTGATGAATGGCCTCTCGAGGAATTTTACAAAGACCCGACCCGTTGGGCGTTCCTGCTCCACATGACGATTCTCCAGACGCTCAGACCTTTCAAGACCAGACAGCACGTCGTGTACGAGCGGTCCCTTTTGAGCTCGCGATGGGTCTTCTGGCCCGTTCTCCAGAAGCACGGGAACGTCACGGACGCCGAGCACAGAGTTTATGATAAATTTTACGATCAATATGCTTGGTACCCCGATATTTACATCTTCCTCTCGAAAGACGTTGACCTGGCCTACGAACATGTGACGAAGCGGGGTCAGACGGGCGATTCGGGGGTGACGCTCGAATACATGAAGGAGCTCGACGCCGAGTACAGGAAGCTCGTCATGAAGGTGCCCTGTAAGGTCCACGTCATCAACGCCAATCGGCCTGTGGATGAAATTCACAAGGAAATTTGTAAGATCCTATCAGAGAATGAACTGCTCTTCAGTGACGGCCTCGGGAGCCAAGTGCAAAAAGAAGGCGGCTCAGGACGGGAAGTGCCATGCACATCTTTCACAAACCTGTGCCGTCTGTCTTGAGGAGACCAAGCGATCAGACAAGCGCCTCAAGTGTAAACACGTGTTCCACACCAAGTGCATAATAAAATGGTTCGAGACAAGCATCGAGTGCCCTCAGTGCCGGATGGAACAGGACGATGACCCGATTGTCATGTTCCGCAAGAGCATCGAGGACAATATGCGAGAGAAGTACCGTGACGCGATCCGGTCACTCGAGACCGAGGTTCAGCGGGCGCGACGTGCCCGGTAATAATTAATCAGTGCACCCATCAGTATGGACCGCCGATGCGGGGCCCAGACGGCCCACGGCACCCCATGTCGAACAAGGGTGACATGTGAAGCTGAACAATGCTGGGTCCACAAGGGGCCGGCCTGTTCTGTCTGCCTGGCTTCTATGACACCCCAGACGAATAGAACTCTGGGGTGCGGGCACTCGTTTCACACGAGATGTGTCGAACGCTGGAAGCGGTCCTGCCGGGGTGACCCCACGTGCCCCATGTGCCGAGTCCCATTCGATCTACCAACTTACAGATGCCGTCTGATTATAGAAAGGACGATCGATAATCGGCGCATTACGACAAATTTTGATTCTTCTAATGTTTTAAATATAGTTGAAGGTTTTGGGCTCGATTTTCGCCAACTCGTGCCACCGGCCACTACGACTGGTCGATTCGTCACTGACATCCATTTTGACGTAGAACCGGGTGAAGTCCTTCTCGACATTCTCAGAGAACTCGGCTTGCCCGAAGTAGGCTTCAATTCCGATTAGAATTGTTCCCCGTCTTGGCGAACCCACGGCGGACTCCATACGCCGAGCAGAACTTTGTGTAATGAAACCCAGGTGTGAATTTACGATCGCACTTTCTAGGATCCGTGATTGTCTTTCCGGACGCATCAACAATCAGAGGTCCCCCGGCCCACCCCGTCTTGTGGCTCCATAATTTTACTGGAAAATCAATGACCCGACCGACTGGCACGGGCGTCTTGTTCCGGGCGGCCGCGCTCATGCCGTTCAGAACGTGCAGATCCGTATTCTTGTTCGCGACTCGACCGTTGTTGGCATTGGCAGACGCGCGACCCTTGAGAATCGCGTCACGGATCGTCTTGGCCGTGACGTGGAAAAACTTCGCCATGCCCGTGATTGTGTCCCCCCGACGGATCTTGTATCGGATAGAGCTGATCTCCTTGTACCAATGGAAATCACCCGTCGAATTTCCGAAATCGTTCGTCGGCGCGACAAAGCACATCACCTTGTAGAACCCCGCCTTTGGCTTCTCGCCGCCCGACTTCATCTTGTAGACGTTCCCGGGGTTATCAGCCAGGACGCGCTTCGCGATGCCATCGCACGTCCGGAAGGTCAGGCCGTTCGAGTTGAGCTTGGCGCGAACACCCGGAACGCTCTTTTCCGTGCGATTCTTAGAGAAGGACCCGAACGCGTAGTCGTAGCAGTTGTCGTGGACGACTCCGGTCGTACCCCAGGGGGCCCACGTGTACTTGGGGGCCCACGGGTTTGGTGCTGACGTCCTGGTCGGAGACGGCTTCTTGACCGCCCGGGCAGGAGCCGCCGCCCGCCGAGTCCCCGTGGGGCGCTTCTTTGGGTTCATTACTATTATCGACCAATTTTTTCTCAGTCGATAATAAAAAGATGAAGGATATTCTGATGTCCCGTAACCGCAAGGAGGCTATCTATAACCTGCTCGTGTTTTTGATTTTCGTGTTCGTTCTGACCTTCTTCATGCGCTTCCTGTGGAACAAGACGCTCGTCAAGTACATCAGCGTCCTCAAGCCGGTCGATTCTCTCTGGCACACGTTCCTGCTCGCGCTCGGCATTTCGATGTTTAAGCTCTAGAGCTCATTGTAACCCTCTAGGATCTCACCATCCTTCATGATGGTCGGAAATCCTTTTACAAATTCAGGGCAGCCACCAGTGCTGCACTCTACGAAATCGTAGGGAATACCCTTATTCTTCAAGTAGGCTTCCTGCTTGACGCACCAGGGACACGTCTTTGAGCCGTACACGATAATGTTGCCCTTGTCTGGCGTCTGGAGTGCGTACATCGACACACCGCCCATGAAAATCAGAACGATCACCATGCCGATAAAGGCCAGTGTAAGCAATTGACGATCCATTAATAGAGTCAACTAAAAATTTTACGGGCGATGTTCGCTTTGGACCGAAGGCCCTTGACGCTGATTTCCATGCCGGCCGCCAGAGCCTTGAGATCTTCCATGGAATAGTGGAGGTTGGCGTATACCCACCGGCTAGTGTTCTTCGACTGTATCTTCGGCCGGCCTGACGAGGGGCTCAGTTTGTAATTCGGGCGATTGGCCTTCGGCTTCGGCTTCGGCTTCGGCTTCGGCGGGCTCGGGGCCTTGGGCTTCGGCTTCGGCGGGCTCGGAACCTTGGTCGTCACGAGCAGCTTGGGACGCTTGGCCGCCAGGTTAGCCGCACGCTGACGCATACGAGCAGCCGCCGCCGCCAGGTTCTTGGGCGGCGGGCCTAGAGGGCTCAGAGGGGATGGCAGCTTGGTCCTGGGCTTGGGCGGGCTCGGGCTTAACGCTGGCATGTTGGCTCTGAGACGATTCTCGACGACTCCGATGGCCTTCATTCTAGCATTGTACCAGGCGTTATGGAATTTGTTGCCGGATACGCTACCCGCATTCTTCCATATTTTCTCGACCAATTTGTTGAAATTAGCGGTTTTGAGAATGCCCGGCGGCAGCTTCACCTTCTTCTTAGGTGGACTCGGCGCCTTTGCAGGGCTGGATGCCTTCACCTTGCGCAGCTTCGCCTTGGCCGCGCGTAGGCTGTAACCTGTGATGCGTGGCTTGGGCTTGGGACGCGCAACAGCCTTGAGACCCGCCTTGGCCTTTCTCAACTGCAAACTCGTGATGAGGCGGACGGGCTTGAGTTTCGCCTTGGCCTTGAGAAGATTCACGGACGTGACGCGTTTGGCCTTTACGAGCTTGAGCTTCGCCTTGGCCGCCTTGAGGTTAGGCGACCCGAAGCGCTTCTTTCCAGTCAGGAAAGAGGCGCTCAAAATTTGACCCAGAGAAGGAAGACCCGTGCACGGGTCACCGTACTTGAGGCGCCACTCCAAGACGTGTACGTCCTTGGCGCCACGATACCCGGGAGGCACGGCCCGCTTCAAGAACTCGATGGCCTTGGGGTGCGTGGCCGGCGCGTGATCCTTCGCCCATTTGAGAAGTTCATTCAGAAACAGGTGCTGGTCGTATCTCTCATCGGTCCTAGGACCGACGCCCCAAAAGGAGGCCGTCGTCGTGCCGTTCGCAGTGTTTACGGCCGGATTTGTACCGGTCTTTTTCAGACGGGCCCACCCAAAGTCGCCTATGAGGAACCCACGGTCCGCAACAAACACGTTCTCCATGTGAAGGTCGTTGTGTCTGAAATCGGGGTACTTCTTCTGGATCTTAAAGAGCGCCCCGAGAATGTCCGAGATGAGGTGGGCCATAACCGCATCATCGACCTTGGTCTGCTTTTTTAACCAAGAATCGAGCGAACCACCGGTGGCGAGTTCCATGAGAAGGATGCCCTGCTTCGACTTGTCGAAATGGACCGAGTCCTGAACGCTAGGCATATTCATCTGAGACGGTGTAATGAAGTTCTCACATCGCATACTCTTGTACACGCGGACCACGTTGGGTGACAAATTTTGGACGGCATCCTGAATATTGAATTCGACGTCGACGGGTTGGGGCTCGCCACGCTTCTTTGCTGAGAGGTCTCGGGGTGCGACCTTCACGGCGAAAGGTCGTTTGTTGCCACCGACCTGCTTGGCCGCGAACACTATACCCTGCCGACCCTTGCCGAGAGGTGTCGACGAATCGAGTGAGGCTTTGAGCTTGTCGCACGTCACCGCGGCCCAGATGTTCTTGTTCGGTGTATTCGCCCTCTTTTTGAAAGGGACGAGCTTGGGCGCCGGGTATCTCCAACCGCCAGGAGGGGGGGTCGGGGGAGGAGGCGGGACGTATTTGTATGGGGCGCGTTTGGCTCCTGGTTGGGCGCGGCGGTAGAACACAATTCCTTTTTGATTCACATAAGGAATAAGGAGTTCTTTAGCTGGCGAGGCGCGCTTGGCGGCGGCGCGTTTAGCTTTATAATGCGTCGGGTTCGCCACCTTGTTTGGGTGGGCCTTGAGCCATGCGACGGCCTGGGCCTTTGTGACTATGGACGCGGGGATGTTAATCTCTGTGTTACCGGCGTTATTTCGACGAAACACATAGTGACGACCATTACGGTTCGAAATTGAAAATTGTCTGGAGTCTATCCAGCTCATTATATATATTACACACATTTTTTTAGAGTTCAAAG